TGCTTTAATAGCATTTACAATACCTCTTGTGTAACCCGCAGATGCGAACCAAGGGAAAGCGATGTTATCGGTTAATGCTAAGTTTTTAGTTACCTCTGCAGTACCCGGTAAATAAATTTGTGTATTATTTACTGTATCTCTTGTTAAAACCCATGGGTAATAAGTTGCGGTATAGTTAGAGTCGATACCTGTGTTTTCTAAGTTATCTACAACTTGTTGAGGATAAATTAAACCTTCTTCTAAATCATTATACGTAGGTAAGAATAAATTAAAGTCAGGTGTTGTACACACATAAATAGAATCCGCTCTATCTGTTTCAACCATATCAATTGCTAATTCCACAAGATTTTGGTTATTCACATAATCAATACCCGGAGTTGTAAATATATTAATGTTTACCGCTTCTGGATTTGCAAATGTTGATTGACCCCATAAGTATGCGTAATAGTCAGTGTTAGCCCAAGTCTCTTGGTTTGGTCCTGAAATTTGTTTAAACGCTCCCCATCCTGTTGCCGTAGGGTATGTGATTGATGCTTCTGCTCCGTATTTATATCCTGATTGACCTAATGCGAATGAATCATTATTTGTTCTGTACTCTCTATAGATATCCCATCCGTCAAATCCACCATAAGGTAATGCTGTAAATTTACGAGTATTTAATCTATAATAAGGGTTGTTAGTATCATCAGGTTCACTATTAAACGACCCTACACCCACTTCAAATGCCGAAGTTGTTGCTGATAGAAGTGCGTTATACATCGTTACGATAGTCGCTCCACTATCCATGTGGAAACCTTTTGTCATATAACCCCAATCAATACCTTCAGTATCTGTACCAATATTAACCGGTACTTGTTTTCCTTTATACTCAAAGAAATCGTAATCAATTCCTGTAATATTAGATATACCTAAGTAAGCTCTTCTTGGGTTTTCACCATTTGAAATTACCGGATTATCTCCACCGTTAGATGATCCAAAAGGAGGGTTATAAATCACTTCACCTGGTTGTAAATATTTTGTTTTATAAACCATAAATGGTGGTGTTGCGTTACTATATTGTCTCATATTGTACCCTTCAAAACCACAAGGTAGTGCATCTATAGGTGCTTCGTCACTCATGTCTAACATAATATATTTAGACTTAACTTGATATTCACCGTTTGATGTACCGATTTTATTAGCGACGTAGTTATTATTTGACGGATCCATAGAACAGTTAGTGAAACTTTCAACAACTCTAACATTCTGATCGGTATCAAAGAAATCTCTAACAAAGACATCGAAAGTTAAATTATTAAACGACATATTTGCAATTGATATTTTTACCAATCTGTTAGCGGCGTTACCGTCAGAGATTAATCTAGTTTTGAAAAGTTTATAGACTTTATTACCTCTAAGTTCAGAAACAAAATATGGTGTTTCAGGTGTTTGGAATTGTTCAAGATAAAATGCGATTGACTGACTATCGTTTTGTCTAACACCACCTAAATCGATCCAATCATTATATAAACCTCTGATTTTTCCTGATCTATAACCTGTAGTCAATAACGATGGGTAAGCCTCCTCAACAAATAAAGGTACTTGAGTTCTATCTTTTCCGAAGTTACTTCTACCGAATACTTTAGACAAGTAATTAGAATCCGTACTTAATAATGATGTTTCAAAACTAAAATTATCACCGTCTTGAGTAACACCTGAAATTTGAAACGTTTGGAATGGATCTTTTGTTACGCCAGAATATTGACCTGAAGTAATCATTACAACGTTTGATTTTCCTGAAACTTCGTAACTTGGACCGGCCTGTGTTGACGAATATGTTGAGATACCTCTTGATCTTAAAGTCGCAATAACTAAATCATCATATTCTAAGTAAGGTGTTCCCGAATAATTAGTAAATCTAATATTACAAGATCCTGAATAAGAACCTGCAGTTGTACCTGTAGACATTGAATCTAAACTAATACCAAAACCAAAACCAAGATATGATGATGCATCAGTTGATGGATTTTGTGAATATGTGAATTGAGAATAGAACCAAGGATCGTTTGTTGATGCTGATAATGTATTGTTAGCGACATCAATACTACTTACACCGTATGTTTCCGTAATTGCGGTTACAGTATTGATAGAATCTGCAGTGATTGAGTTTAAACAACCCCCACTAACACTACCCCAAAACTGAGCCGTAGTACCAGAACCAACAGTTCCTGTTGAGAATAAGTTTATTTCGTTTAATATGTAAGATTGGATATCACTATATATTGTTGATGTTGAGTTATCAAAATTTGTATAAGTCGCTCCTACCACTGAAGAAAGCGGTGCAGGAACAGTAAATTGTACAGAAGATGGTGTTCCTGTTAGACCTGTAAAGTTAAAAGTGACGTTAGTCGCACTATTTCCTGTTGCTGATATTGTTGCCGGATTAACGTTACCCATTGTTGTAATAGACCATGATGGTCCCGCATCATATCCTGATAAACCAAGAACTCTCGTTACGAAAAGTTGATTAGATTGTTGTAAATAAGATTTAGCGATGTAAGCAGTTTCGTATTTAGGTATTTGGGTGTTTACGTATTTTTCAGGACTAGTAGACCCAAAGTACACTTGAAACTCGTCAAAATTTGTAATAAATATCGGTTCAAATGCCGGTCCCTGCAAAGTCTCACCAGCAATTCCTAATGTTGTTACACCCACACTTTGTGCAACAAATGTTAAATCCCTCTCTGAAGTATATACTCCGGGTGATACAAATACTTTGTTAGATGAAGCCATTTTTAAATGTTTTTGTTTTTAATGTTTTATTTTATATATAAATACCTTGATTAAATGCAAAAAACATAAGGTTTTTTAATAAAAAATTTAATAGTATGAAAAAATTCTACCTTTTTTCTACCTTTTTAAATATTTATCTTAACATGAAAAAAATAAAGAATATAAAGATTTCAGAAGAATCTCACGACGTTTTAAAAAAATACTGCGAAGAAAAGGGATTAAAGTTGTATAAGTTTTTAGAAACGTTAATTTTAAAAACTTGTCAAAAAGAAAAGGATATATACGGAGAATAATTAAACCAAATACGCCACAGACTTTAACGTAGAGGTCTTTGTATTATCATTTTTAACCACAATAATTTTTAAAGTATCGTTAGTAGTTATTTGTATTGTACTTAAATCGTCACCAACATAATTATTATTTATGTATACGGAATACGATGTTACGTTGTCTGTACTTTGGATTACAATATCGGCAGTATAGTTAAATACCTCGCTTAATTGTGTTACCCCACTTAAAAAAGTAATATCTAAATTAAAATTATTTGTTCTTGGTGGTTCTATTTTTGCCTTTCTTTTTCTAATTTTGGTGTCAACCTCAATAACTGTAAGTGCTCTTGTAATTGCTGGTGAAACTTGGAATTCCTCTTCGTCAATTAACAACCCCTTTAATGTTATTTTATAATTGGCAATATAATATTTTCTTTTTTCTAATTCTTTAGAGGATTCGTCAGAAACTTCGTCCATCATAACCGGTAGATAATGTCCTTTTACGTTTATATAAGCTTGTTTTGATGTAAAAGTCTGCATGAATATTTTATTAAACTCATTCAATTCCCTCATTCTATTACAAAATAATTTAATATTATATGTTATATCAACCGGAATGGGTTGTGGAATTTTATAAACGTCAGCACCTTTTCTTTGACCGTCCCATGTTGGAACAGTATAATAATGAAAGTGTCTTCTTTCTGGAATATTTGCAAGACCACCTTGTAAGGTTCCGTATTTAACTTCAGGCATTCTTACCGTTGTAACAAAAGGTAGTTTAACGTTTTTATCTAGATCGTTAAAATTCCAAGTTGTGGTAAATTGAGCCCAGTTTTGGTTTGTTATAATTTTGTCTATTGATGGTACTTTTTTCCCATCCACCGACAAAGATAACCTATCCTTAACAAAATCCAAAATCCCCCTGTCCAAATCGGCATGTAATACCCCTTTAGGTAGGTACGTACCATCTTTAGTTATTAAATCCAATAACTCTTCTCTTCTTTCTTTCCCCACCTTTTCAGGTACAAGGGGTAAGTGTTTTTTAATTTTTTTTGGTAAAGCCATTAGATACCTTTAAATTCGTTATCGTTAACAGGTGATGCAATAATTGATCGATAAAATCTTTTATACCCGCCATATGTATGTTTATTATCGGTAAAAACCCTACCGTCGTTTACTACAGAATAATATCTTACCCTATCTTCAGTTTCATAGTAACCAATATAGTCACCATAATTAATATCAATACCTAACTCATCAAGTTGTTTTTGATAAACCCCTACTTTGACATTACCTGGTTCTGTTTGTGATAATTTTGACGAACCGTAATCCACATTTGTAGGTGCTTCCACCTGAACATACCCTTTAAATTCGACAGGAGCTAAAAATTGTATCGAGTCCTCTAACGCCTCCCCATACACATCGTCATTATCAGTCCTTTGTCTATCGACTCTGTATAAAACTAAAGTGAAATTCATGTCCCCATGTAACCATTCCTCACCCATATTAATATCCAAATCAAAGTCTTCTTCAGAAAAAAACTTATTTAACCTTGTAATTGGGACTTTATTCTGTGCCATAACTATAAATACATTGATTGATTATTTATTATTGTTTAGTATTTTTATTTATATTATTATGGAAGAATTAATTTCAAGAACGCCCGAAACACGGTCACTTCAATTACTTGACGAATATGAGGGATCAAATAACTATATCCTAAATTTAAAACACAAAAAACAAAATAGTAAATCGTTTACACCTACCAGGTCTCAAGCGGAATACATTATAAATTTTCACGGTCGTACACCAAAGGTCGCAAAAAAATGGGTCAAACTCGATTCGTATTTTGGTAAAAAAATGATGGAAGAAAAAATGTATACCAAAGAACCGACAGAGATTTATGTTGAGAAACTTTTGGTTGAGAAAGATAAATCATATCATATATGGGGTAAGATATTTAGTGGTGACACCGTACACGACTTTTGGTTACCAAAATCCGCACTTATAAAAGATAACGAAGTGAAAAACATTATTGTTGATTACACCAAATACAACCATAGACTTCCAATGGAACACCAAAAAGAAGCAATTACTAAGTTGGTGGGTAACAAAAAATATATATTGGCTGATGATATGGGTCTTGGTAAGACTACCAGTACTATTATAGCCGCACTTGAAACAAAAATAAAAAAAATATTAATAGTATGTCCCGCATCTTTAAAAATAAATTGGCAACGTGAAATTGAAAACTATTCAGATAGAACCGTTTATATCGCAGAAGGTAAGAAATTTTCAAATGAACACGAATTTGTAATAATTAATTACGATATTTTAAAAAACTTTCACGATCCAAAAAAGAAAGACGAATCAACAATTTTAAATGCAAAATTTGATTTGGTTATTATGGATGAGGCTCATATGATATCAAACCCCCAAGCACAAAGAACAAAAATTGTTAATGATCTATGTGATAAAATTGATAGGGTTTGGTTATTGACGGGAACACCAATGACCTCAAGACCGATGAACTATTTTAATCTTTTGAGTTTAGTTGAGAGTCCTGTCGCAGCAAATTGGATGGCTTACGCAAAAAGATATTGTAATGGGTTTCAATTCGTTGTGGGTAATAGAAAAATTTGGAATGTTACGGGAGCATCAAACTTAGATGAACTAAGAGAACGAACGCAATCACACATTCTTAGGAGACTAAAAGAAGACGTTTTAGATTTACCCGATAAAATTATTACACCTGTTTATTTAAGATTAAAGTCTAAAGACTATGAAGAACTCATGGGTGAATACTATGATTGGTACGACAAAAACCCTAACGAATCCGGATCATTAACCATCCAATTTGGTAAATTAATGAAAGTTAGAAAAGTTATTGCCGAAGAAAAAGTTAAAAACACTATTGAGTTGGCTGAGAATATTATTGAACAAGGTAAAAAAGTTATCATATTTACAAACTTTACAGATACGTTACGGACAATTTATGACCATTTTGGAAAAAGTGCGGTTTATTTAGATGGGTCTTGTTCAAAACCTCATCGACAAAAATCTGTGGATGATTTTCAAGAAAACGATAAAATTAAAGTGTTTATTGGTAACCTAAAAGCTGCGGGTGTTGGTATTACTTTAACATCGGCCGAAGCGGTTATTATGAATGATTTGTCGTTTGTACCGGCAGAACACGCTCAAGCAGAAGATAGGTCTCATAGAATTGGACAAAAAAATTCAACATCAGTTTACTATCCCCTTTTTGAAAACACAATAGAGGGTGCGATATACGACATCTTAAATAGAAAGAAAAAAATAATATCCACAGTTATGGGGGATGATCTATTATTAGATGAGGCATCTTCGATAGAGGAAATGTTAAAGATAATTTCTAATGGTAGGTGATATTTATTAGTATGATATTTAAAAAAATTAATCAAAGAATAGATTTAATCGAGAGTAAATTAAACCATACCTCATTTTTAAACGAATCAATTATTTCTGAAATAAAAAAAATAAGTATGGAAAAACTACCATACGATTATAATTCTTTAACAACTTTTGTAGATTCTGAGACGATGAAAACTCACTACACAAAACACTATAAAGGGTATGTTGATAAACTAAACGCCGAGTTAGAAAAGGTTAAAGGTAAGGATATAGACTTAGAAGAAATTATAATAAAAATATCAAAGTTTAACAATAAAGTTAAAAATAATGGTGGTGGGGCATTTAATCACGCATTATTTTGGAAAATGTTAAGTCCAAAAAAACAAACAGTTAAAGATCCGATTAAAAAAGAAATTGATAAAAACTTTGGTTCGTTTGAAAAATTTAAAGAGAAGTTTGAGGAGGAATCAAAAAGTCGATTTGGATCTGGTTGGGTTTGGTTAATCTTGACCGACAACAATAGATTAAAAATTGTTTCCACCGCAAATCAAGACAACCCCCTAATGAATACAGAAAAAGAAAGGGGATATCCGATCTTAGGTTTAGACGTATGGGAACACGCTTACTATTTAAAATACAAAAATAAAAGAGACGAATATGTTAAAAATTTTTGGAAGGTTGTAAATTGGGAATTTGTGAACGATCAATATCTAACAAGAATAGAATTAAACAAATCAAAATAGTTAGATATTTATATATAAAATAAGTACCTATGGCAACAACTGTTATAATTACCGGTCCTGAAAGAGAGGCACTTTATAGAAGGATTAAAAATCTATTAGGTGCCCCACTACGTTCTGTTGAACTTGATGACGATCAATTAGATTCCCTTTTAGAGTTATCAATCGAAGATTACGAACAACACATACAAGATTGGTTAATTGAAGCACAATGGACTTCAGTGTATGGTCTAAATTTAGATGAGCAATCAGTTACACGAGCACTAACAACCAGAAGTTTGGATTGGGAAACGCAATACACTTACTCCTATTCTAAGATCGTAGGGTTACAGGCTGGTGGTGATTACGTTTTGAAAAAAGATTATATAGATTTGGTTCCTAACCAACAAATATACGAAATACCTGCAGGTAGAGAATTAAACGAACTTTTATGGTTTTCAAGATCTGAGTTAGACGCAGCATATTTTGACCCTTTTATGGGTGGGTTCGGTGGGTTCGGTGGAATTGGTTTAGGTGGTGGTGCGGGGTTCTCACAAATGGGTACTTCGGGTAACTATTTTATTACTCCTGCTGCTGACATACTTTTAAGAATGTCGGACATTAATATTAAAAGAAGAATTATTTCAGGTGATTTAACATATAGAGTTACCGCACTACCAGAAGGTAAAAAAGCGATACACCTTTACAATGTACCTGGAGGTAAATTTGATTTTGGTAATATGAAAAGAAACGACCATAAGGTATGGTATTGGTATTATGATACTTTCGATAGAGAAGATTGTTTATCTAAAAACCCTGATGTAGTACGATTACCTTCAGATGTTCCATTAGAAAGATTACGATGGGATAAATTAAATAACCCGTCAAGAACTTGGGTTAGAAGATGGTTTACCGCTTATTGTAAAGAAACGTTGGCAAGAGTTAGAGGTAAATATAGTGGTAACCTTAAAACTCCCGATAGTGAGTTAACTTTGGAGTATACAACACTTCAATCTGAAGCAAAAGATGAGAAAACATTATTATGGGAAGAACTTAAAACAAGACTTGAAAGATTGAGACCAGATAAAATGATGGAGGCAAAAGCATTACAGGCAGAAAACTTAAACAAGTTATTAAAGTTCAGACCTTTTAACAGTCCGTATACTATTATATAAATTTTTTATGGCAATATTCAGAAGTTTATCTTCAAAAAAAATTATAAACGGCGTTGAAATAAAAACATCGGAGTTATCTATCGTTACAAACGAAGAATATAAAACGAATGGTGAGTCGGCAATTGTGGTAAAAGAGGTTGAGAAATGTAATTTATTTTTAGACTCTAAAACTACCGACCACGTCGTGATAAAAGCACTTACAAATGTTTTAGTTTCATCTAACGACCTAATAGACGAAGAATACAATGAAGTAGAATTAACTAAAGGTTCGTGTGTGGAGTTTAGAAAAATTGGTGATCATTGGTATATTCTTTCTAGTGACGGACTAAAAAACTCTTAGTCAAAAACTAAAGACATTAAATCCCCATCTTCATCAAATTCATAAAGGTCATCAACATCAACTGACTTTTTAACTTTATTCTCCAACATTAGTTTTCTATTGTGATCAACTCTACTTTTCTCAACAAGATCCAAAGTATTGTCAATATACATATAGTATGGATCAATACCCACTGTTTGCCAAAATACAATCTCCATATCAGATAAAGTTAAGACCTCATCTAAATTATCTTGATCCTTTTCTTTCATTGGATATCCGCGACCTAATTCTGTTTGTGACTTCGTAAAGATTGGTTGATATATTGGGTTCTCAATTAAGATGTCTTTTCTAATGTCAGGGTTATATACCACAAGTAAGGGTTCAATTCTTTTATTAAATGCTGCTAACGCTCTTGCTACGTTATAATCACCTAATAAGTCAGGATTATTTTCTATTTCCTTTTCATCAATTAAATAACAATTTAAGATAACCTCACTTTTTGATAACATTTCAGGTGGTACGCCCCCGTGAATTTTTGTATAATCCTCGATTTGTTTTTTAGTCATCTTTGTTGTTTTTTTCTGAACATCACCGTGTGATTTCTTTTCACCATTATTAACATAATAAATAGTATCACCTAAACCTGGTTTTTTTCCAGCATTCATTAAAAGTTCCATATGAGCCTGCCTTGACATTAAACTACCCGAAATTGTTTTTTTTGTGATGTGTACTTTATAATCGTCAATTGATTGTTTAACACGAGCCTTGTTTGCCATTTTTGCTAAAGGTATTTCTTTGTTGTAAATTTTACTTACATACTCATAATAGAAATCTAAAAACTCACCACCCTTACCGTCAAGTAACATTCTTAACCCTTTATCTAAAAATTCTGCAACATACGTTTGAAGTTTTTTAGATTTAATTGAGTTACCCGTAAGTTTAACTTTACCTTTATCTGTGAGTAGTGCATAGTTCTTACGAGCCACGTTAATGGTTGCAGGCCATACACCATCAATATCAAGACCCATCTCGTTTCTCATAAATAGATCATTGTATTCTGCAACATCGGCTTCAGCACCTACGTAGGTTTCACCCTCCTTAACTAACCCGTTAAGTCCTTTACCTACATAGGTATAGTTTTCTCTATCTACAGGGGTCTCAAAGTTGACCCCATCCGTATCCATCACCAGTGGGACATACCCTCTCGTCATAAAATACATAATCATCTGTCGTAAATATTGTCTTCCTGTGCACGTAATCTGTTCTCCCATGTCAATGTCTCCCCATGGAAATACGTGAGGTGCTGAGAGAGATCCAAAGAATGCGTTGATAAAGATTTTGATTGGTAATTGTTTTCTGTCATATGAGACTGAAAGTTTCGGATCCGTTTTTTTAAATTCACTTGCTAAATTTTTATATTTTATACGAGTATCTCTAAAGTACTTTAACATACTTTTCATTGCTCCTGTTACATCACAAGCAGGAAATACGTCGTGAACTAACTGAATGGAGGGGTATAGTGACGAGTAGTCAAGTTTTAATACCTTCCTTGAGTAACCAACCTGAACCAAACGAGAAAGACCTCCTGTAAATTTTCTTTTCTCTTTCTTTTTAGGTAGTGCCAAATTGTTTTTATAAGACCACGAACACATAATCATTTTCCATAATGTTGCAGTACCCATCGTTGAGAGTCGTTCATAGGTGGTTGGTACCAGTTTGGAAAGTAAGAAGTTAGCTTGATTGAACTGTTCGTCAACAATCATAGTTTCATAAAGGTCATCATCAAGGTAGTCCTCAATAATTTTTGAACCGTTAGTTTTCACATATATATCAGTTCTCCTTGAACAAACTTCATCTATCTTTTCGTTGATACCTATTTTTTTATAGTTGCCGTTTTCTTTATTCATCCAATAATCCTCATTGTCAAAATAAATCTTTCCGATTTTATCTCCCTCAACATAAACACGATTTTCTTTTTCTGCCTCAATAAATTTGGTGATATACTTCAAAGACCAACTCTTAATGTCGGAATTAATTGCTTGTGCTCTACGAACCGCATGAGCAATATCCACAATATTATACCCCCACATTTGAGTTTGAACATAAGGTTCCATCTCATTTGCCAACTTTAAAATTCCGTCTTTTTGTTTTAATGGTTGATCTGCCTTTAACGTTTTTGATATTTTTTTAATGTTTAACTTTAAAATTTCCGCACGTTTTAAAATAAACGGAAAGTCAAAGAATGCTGAGTTGTAACCACCGATAAGTGACGGCTTTAATTCGTCAATGGTTTTGAAAAACTCAATGATCATTTGTCGTTCTTCATCTTCGTTTTGTGCTGATAATAATTTTAAAAAGCCGCGGTTG